GAGGTGGCGAGCCGGTCGCCAATATCTCGCTTGCGTGGAACTATGGGATGAAGGATCAATCCGGCAAGATGCCTTCTCAATGGGTCGATGCCACGCTATTCGGCAAACGCGCAGAGTCGCTTGCGCCGTATCTCAAAAAGGGAGTGACGCTGTTTGTGGACTTGAAGGATGTTCATGTGAGCACCTTCAAAGGAAGCGACGGCACACAAAAAAGCAAGCTGACCGGCATTGTGGACAGCGTTGCCTTTGCCGGGGACAGGCTCAAAGAGTCGCCCCCATCCGGGTCGGGTCGCCGCCATGATCCCGACAACAATCCCGACAACGACCTCATCCCTTTCTGACCATGAAAACCCTATTCATTCTTCTCATCGCCGCCGCCAACCTCTCCCCGGTCGTGGCATTCGCTCGGGCCGGTACGCTTGTATCGTGTGACTTCGTGAGCACCGTCCAAGGTGGCAGGTACATCGGGACGTATTGCGTTGACTATGCGTGCAAGTACACCACCACCCGCATCTTCACTTCGTATTGCCCATACTCACTATGAAATCATCACACTACAAGACACCGCGCACGATGGCCGATTGCGAGTTTGTGGTTGGCTATCCAATCGTGGAGCAAGACAAGCCTAACGAGTGGCGCATTGCCGCCGTTTGCGTTGGAATCATCTTGATGATCCTTTGGGTGTTCAGGTGAGGCCGCTTTACGAAACAGAAAGCAACCTTGAGAAAGAGCGTCAGGTGGCGCTCTTTTTCGAGCAAACCTATCAATGCACGCTTCGCAAGCTGCCGATCCGCTATCACTTAGATTTTGTGATTGAGCGAGGTGGTCAGATCGTCGGCTTCATCGAAGTCAAGGTGAGGAACCACACTTTCGAGCAGATCAAGAAGATGGGCGGTTATCGACTCAGCTTTGGGAAGTGGTGCGCCGCCGAGCAGATGAGCCGCGTCAGTGGGCTATCGTTCATCCTCTTGGTCGGGTTTCTTGATCAGGTGCGATACGCTCGGATTGACGACTTTAGGCATGACGGGCTTGTGTGGTGGAACCGACAGGATAGGGGCGACGCTCAGGACATGGAGCCTGCCGTAATCTTGAACACTGACCGATTTGTAATGGTGAGATGATGGACTTCCGAAAACGAATTGACCAAGCGCACCACACCGCCGACGCGTTGCTTGCCCGACTTCAGGAAGATGCCAAAGACCGTCATCCCGACGATGACTTGTCAAGGCTCAACTTTGAAGTTGGGATGCTCCACGCCACCATTAGAAACCTGATGATTGACCTTGAGCTGTCCAAAGATGAGATGCCCTGAATGCGGTTTGTTCCTTCGCACTCTTGAGACAAGAAAAACAGAGCAATGGATCAGGCGCAGCCGAATGTGCAAGAACAAGCACAAGGTCTTGACCCGTCAGAAGCCGAATCAACCCGAAGTTATCGTGCGTCTGAGCAGTTTCGTGCCGAGTGCGAGGCCCGCTACGTCCTCGCCAAGCCTCTCGCCAAGCGTCGGGAATATCTTGATGGGGTGGGCAAGGAGCGCGGAGCCGATGCCCGCAAGTACCTTGAACGAGTGATCCTTTCCGAGTGGAAAAAGAAAGCCCCCAGCAAAGGGGGCTAAGGCCTTTCGGCCGCAGGAGAGAAGCAACTACCGGCCTAGTCTACTCTCAAGACAGGAAAAGGGCTATCTCGGCTTCTCGGCGCTTGACCAAACCGGGCAATACTTTGCCGCCGCCCATCGTCCATTGACGAAACGCATCAGCCGCGCCTTCCCAATCGCCTCGGTTGGCCCGAATCCTGATCTGACTGCGCTGAAGGTTGCCTAGACCGGCATTGAAGGCAAAGCTAACCAAAGCGTCAAAGCTGCCTTGACGGCCAACCACGCCGGGAACAAGTCGAAGAACACCACGTTCAAAGCTGCCGACATCATCGCGGAATAACTCATCGATCTCGGTTTTCGTCCACACGCGATTGTCTTCGGACTTGATGTTGTATTCATTGCGAATCATTCCCGTGTAGCCCTCTTTTCGGATCACCGGAAGCCTGATCTGTTCTTGGTAGAGAACGTGGCCGTAGCCGATAGTCCAAATATGGGCGGGGCAAAGGTAAGGCTTGCTTCTGAAACCCTCATATTTGTGCATGAGGTCTTCGCCCGCGTTGCTCAGTTTCACTTCTTACTCCCGCACTTATCAAAGTGATACCGGCGCATATTGCCGCCACCGCCTTGCAGTCCACAGTGCGGGCACTCAACCACTTGCCTCTTGCCTTTACAGGCATTGCTGAGTTTTGTGCGGTACTCAGGGTCGGCAAGACGTTTGGCTGCGGCCTGCACATAAGTCTGTCGATTGCGGCGAACTCCAGTGGCGCCGTTGGCATTGGGGGCCTTGTTGTACAGGTCGCCAATCCACAAACTCAACAGTTCTGTCTCTAACTTTCGCGCCTCTTCAACGGTTTCTGTGGCGCAGATGATCTTGAAGTCAAAAGCGCCCACGCCGTACTGCTTGGCATCTTCGCTATAACCTTGGTAGTGCAAAAACAAGCCTCGGTTGATGTAGCACTTGTGGTGCCGCAACCGCAGTTCAACGTGTTTTGAACTGCCGATGTACGCCTTGCCGTTGATCTTATTAACGATGGCGTACAAACCGATGGTCATTTTTTGCTCCAAGTCCTTGATCCAAACCAATACCCTAGTATACCCCCAAGGATCGCCATCTCGTCGGCAGAGAAAATAAGGTCGGAGTACCGGATCACATCGTCAATGTTTTGAATGAGCGTCGGATGTTGCCACAAATACCACGCCATAAAGGCGTTGATGGCGACCAACTCAAAGACGAAGATATAGGTGACCGTGGGGCGAACGGTGCCGGTGTAGTTCACCACCCACCGAGAAGCCTTGTCCATGATCTTTTGATCGTGAGCAAGCGCGGCCTCGGTCATTCGGGCATCAGTCTCCATTGCCACCTGTTCGGTGCGGATTTCCTCCATCCGGGCCTGCGCCGCGAAGCCCGCCGCCGCCAATTGCAATTCACGCTCAGTCTGAATTTGCATCATTCGCAGTTCATGCGCTTGGTCGGCCTTGTTTTAGAAGAATTCAAGCAACTTAGGCAAGCCGCTAATAAGCAAGCCACCAAGCGTGGAGATGAGCGAAAGCATATCAATCCCTTTTTGCGGTGACGCTATCCGCGCCCTTGGTCACGGTCACCTTATCCCCGACCACATCAACCCGCATGGGTTGTTCGGGCTTATCAAGCCGGTCGAGCTTGTCGATCAAGGTCTGAATCACCTTGAATTCGGGCTTCTCTTGCTTCTCAGCAGTACCGGCAATGCTATTCATCATGTTGATGAGGGCAACCAATGCACCGCCCACCATCGTCATCACCGCAGTGATGGCCGAGTCAGACAGGAAGTAAGACGAACCCACCCCGATCAGCACGATCAGGGTGATATAAAAAAGGCCAAACCTGCCGATGGACTTACCGGCAACCTCTTTGGCAGTTTCGGTAGGCTTGACTTCTTCAATCATTTGTCGGCCTTGTGGTCGAGCTTGGCAAAGATTTGCTTGCAGATGTCTTTAAGCTCATCAATGTCCCGGTGATATTCCTCTTTTGAAACATACTGTTTAGGCATATCTCGCACATCATTGTCAAGCCGTTCAATGGCTTTTGTGATGTTGTTGAGCACCCAACCGCCAAAGAAGGCAGCTAGACCTATCAGAGCATTAAAGACAGTCTGCGTATCCATTTCAGTCGTTAGTGGTTACGGGTTGCTCAAGTGACTGCTTCAGCATGGTCAAGAAAGCATCCTTTCCCACCCGAAGTTGGTCGAACTGAAATTGGCAAGAGGCAATCTTCCTATCTAAATCCATGCAGTGATCGAGCATGATCTTCTGCTCCTGCGTGAAAGTATCAAGGTCGTACTCTTTGCCGTCGATGCTGACAGTTTGGGATTCTTTGTTATTGCCCATTCTGTATCTCCTTCATCCACCGTCAAGGGCCGGTGGTTTGCCCGTAAAACTTACGCCGCCCAAGGCAGCCCGGCAAGGATCGGGGGATTCTCTTGCGCGGCGATCATTTGGTCGAGGGCGGCTTCCTTTGCTGCCACGCCTTCCGGCCCCCAAGCGTCAGTCAGCCAACCTTGCACCATGGCTTCGGTCAGTTCGTCATAAGG